ATGTGCGACCGTAAGGATAAGCTGGTTTTGGCCTAAACATTCCTGCCCACGGATGGTCTAACATGAAGGCTATGCCAGTTCTGGCATCATTGCGGAACACTTCTAGCAGGGACTTGTGAAGTTTCAAATACCTCTCAGGAAGAAGCGCATCGCCTACCATCTTGGTTGGAAAAGCAAAAACCTCATCTTTCGATAAGGTCCTTTTTGCCAGCGCATTTATCTTTTCCAGTTGCCCCGCTGTAGGGACTCCAAAATCAGCCAATCATTTCACCACCTTTCACTGTATCATTAAATTAATTGACTGCATCTTTCAGCGTTCTACCAGCCTTAAAGACAATACTTTTCTTGGCAGGTACATCAATTTCTTTGCCAAAAGATAGCATCGTGCGAGCAGGTTTTCTCCTAATGGAGAAGCAACCAAATCCTGTCAGCATAACTTCGTCGCCTTCAGCTAAGGCATTGGTCACGACTTCTTGAAACGCCTCTAGGAATCTCGCGGTTTCAGCTTGGGTAAAGTCAGCTTCACGGGCTATCTCCTTGATAAATTCAGCTTTAAACATTGTGTTTTTCCTCCTTTAAATTTTCTTTTTGCACGGTCTATGCTCATATATTGACTTTACGGGGGCAGGGTCCTCAATCCCACAGTTGCGACACACATAAAGCAATTTCCCGCTTGGTGTGGTCCTATCAGATAACTTCCAATCGTGAACGTGACCGCTTACTCTCTCCCTGCCGTAATTCACCCGGCAGTTGTTCATCGGTTGCATCACGAGAATCACCCCCTTTGCCGAAGGAAACACTGGCTCCTTCTACTGGCTCACCAACGGCATTGGTTTTGCCTAGAACAGCACTAGCGGCATCATCGCCATCCTGCCAACCCATCAGTTGAGCAATAGCATGGAATTCTTCTTCCAGCAACCTTACCGTCATCCTCTGGCCTTCGCTTTCCCAGTCTATTAGATTATGGGAGAATTTTGGAACAGCTTGAATGCCATGAACCCTAAGCCATAAGCGGGCTACTTCTTCAATCAGTCGCTTACTGCCACGCTGGATAGATGCTATGCCAGAACAAAAAATACGGAATTGGACAGTACCCCAAGTTTCCGTTATTCCAGACGTTCTATTAGAGAAAATGCCCATCTGTTTACCGCCGTTCATTACCTGAACATCAACTAATTCAGTTATAGCTCTAACGTCTAAACTTCGTGCAGCATTGGCCCCCTGGTTCATGTTAATGGTAATGTCGTCAAAATGCAGATAGTCGGAATCGGGGTTCAAGCTATCCATTGCATTTCGTATCTCATTAAACCGGTTCATCAGCCATTCTTGCCGTTTGCCCTCAGTGCCATTTCTAACACTCGGAGGCATCGAGTTCACCATTCGCTCAAGGTCGATTGAAATGTCGTTGCGGGGCCAACCTTGCCTGTGCAAGACAGCCTGTAGGTCCTGCATAATCTGCATCTGAAAATCGATAGACTGTAGAACCGATGACATAACTAGGTTACCTCTAGGGTCGTCAATGTCAGGGTCAGTTGGAACCCAGAAGAAGTTAGCCTTGCCCGGTTCAAGTGATACCTTTTTCGCCATTTGTTGCTGATACGGAATCCAGACCTCGCGTCCATTGCGTTTTTCAAGCTCCCACATTATCGTTTGAGGGATAACAGGATAAACGTCTACAATGTCGGTTCTGTCAGCGTTTACTTCAACCTCTAGCCCTTGAGCACATCGCATATAGGCTGAGTAATGCAAAACGTCGATTAAGCCATCAAGTCCGGCATTTGACACTTGATTGACACGGCTTGCAAATTCACGCCATTGTTTTTCTACAGATTCCATCCGCTTACCGTTCAAATCATTAAACTTCATTTCGTGCCCTTGATTGGCAAGTCTTACGAAGTTCCATAAAGCCATCGAAATATCCGGGGTCGTGCGTCTCAGGAAGTCTAAAGCTTCTACCTCATCGGGTATCATTCGCAATGTTTCCAATACATCAGAAGTCCTTGACCGATAAGGCGAAAGGGTACTGCTCTTATAAAAACCACTGCCAGTAGAGGTTATTCTCCCTGTTGGTATAGGCTCCGGTTCTGCCCTCGCTCGCTTAAAAGGCCATCTTAATCTCATTCGCTATCACCGCCTTTACGCTTTTCTAACCACCATCAAAAACTCAGGCACGTTAAACCACCAGACGGAACTGTGCACAAAATTGTCTACAGGCTCAACAATACCACCCGCTTTTTCGATTTTCTCAGTCCACCAGTCTTTGCCTCGGATTGTCTCATGGCTTGCATCCAAATCGCCTTCGACTTCACGGGTTACTACACGCAGGACTACCCACTGCTTCGACACTCTCAACAGTTCCTTCAAGGTTTTTGGCACTTCTCTTGCCGGGATATGTTCTAGTACGTCAAAGCAAGTCACAACGTCAAAGGCGTTCTCAGGATAGGGGATAGACTGCGCTATCTCTTGCTGAATCTTATCGGCTATGTCAGGGTGAGCATTTGACACGGCATAGGTCGAAGGGTCAACGCCGTAAGCATCCACGCCTAATTCATCCAGCGCCTTAACTAAAAAACCCTTGGCGCATCCTACATCAAGGGTTTTCTCGGGCTTAAACCTATCTACAATATGTCGTGCTGTCCGCTGAAAGTAACTGCCCAATCGTTGCCATGAGTAGTCATAGTAGTTGCTCTTTTTAGTCTTAACGCCGTCCTCAAAGTAGTCTCGGTCAAAAACATTCGATAGTTTTTCGATTTTTGGACTCATATTAAATCCTCCTTCTAAGCTCCAAACTGCCGAAGCAAATTGCCCCAGCGCGCTTTCCAAATCTCTATGTCAAAACAATCACAGGCTATCTCGCGGTTCCGCTTGCCCATCACTTCTCTAGCATCTGGGTTATCGGCTAAGAATCGGATGGGTTCTGCTAGATTGTTGTCTACCGGATTAAAGATAATCGTGTTGTAGCCGTCAATGGTCGCATCAGTTAGGCCGCCGGCGTGAGTAGTGATGGTAGGTAGACCACAAGCCATCGCCTCAAGTAAGCTGAGACTCAATCCTTCACAATTTTTGGTTGGTATTACCGCTATGTCGGACTGCTGATAGATTTCTTCCATGCCCTCCATCGGCTTCCAGATAAAACGAAGGTTACTCGTTGTCTCGCCCCAGGCTTGCTGTTGAGCATATGACTCTTGGTTTGCCCCTTGTCCCACCGCTAAGAAGTCGAGTTCAGGGCATTGTGTCGAAGCACGGATAAACTCATTGCAACCTCTAAGCAAGGTCAATCGCCGGGGAAATAAAACTTTCAATCGTTCGTTTATCGGCTTGTCATCTAACGGCTTAAACTTCTCAGTGTCAACGTAATTGTAAATCGGCTCAATCTTCCTATCCAATCCCGGCTGTATCGCCTGTATCACTCGCTTAGTGTTAGAGTCAACCGATACCACCACATCCGGATTAGCAAAGCCTTGCAGTTGCCTTCTCATGTACTCATTTCGGTAGCCATCATCGCCACCGAAAGCACCAGAGTACGGGTAATCCCAGTAGATACCGTGACAGATCGCGATTGACGGATTGACCGCGTAGGGATAGGCCATATAGGTTGTCCAGTAGACAGCCAAGTCATAGTTGCCGACAAAGCACTCATTAAACTTCATGTTAAGTAGCGGATTAGTATTGTACTCCCAACGAGTATCAGGTATAAGCACAAACTGTATGCCATCGTAAACTTTGGTTAGTTGACCGCAGGGAATACGCTTGCCATCTTTTTGGTTGTTGAGATATTGAAAGACTGTTACCGCATGACCACGGGCCTGTAGCATATGGCAGAAGTCTATTGTATAGCGTTCACTTCCTCCGAATATGATTACATCTTCGCCATCTATTTCTTTAACTGCCTGATAGAATGCAGGGGTTAGAATTGCGATTTTCATTATCCAACCACCTCAATTCCATCCATGTACGATCTGTCATTAAGGCGGTCAATAAAAAAGCATCGACCTGCGCCGATGCCGTAACCGGTACTATAGTTTGAAATTGTATCAATATAAATCTTGCGGTTATTAGTCAATGCTACCCAATCCTTTGACCGCTTTATTATTGCTGGCCTTAGTTTCTTTACTAGATATTCATTAACCAACTGAATGTCTCGTGCATAAGGAACTTGGAGAACAATGCTGGAATCATCCTCTAAAAATCCCAGTGCAATATCTATTTGGTCATATCTCATTAAAAATTCACCCCATTTCTAGGGCGATATTCAATTCTTTCTTCTATTTCTTTGGTTCTTTTTTTATCTAGGCCCATGTCGGATATCATCTTTCTAAGTCTTTCGCTTAATACTGCCCCAAACGCCATAGAATCAGCAACTACTCTATCCGGTTGAACTCTTGCAATGAATTGAGCAATTTCATATACTTGCCTGTCACATTCGCCTGTGAAAGTCTGTTTACGATCAAATCTTGCATCCTGTATAAAACCGTCACCATTTAACCGGATAACCCTGACTTCAGTTTTGTATCTGTCCCAATCAACAAAAACTATCTTTTCCATGCCAATACCTCCCATAAATTTTCCCCATCAAAAAAGCCCGCTTGCTTGCGGGCTATTCTGGTTACTCGCTAAACTCAATTTGTAAAGCTTTTGATAAATTTGCCATGCGCCCCTCAAGTCCTATCAACGGACGCTGGGCAGTTGTTCTCCA